ATTTTCCGGTTGAAGACGGTAATGGTCATTCTCTTTGAAAAAACGTTTAACTGTAGCGGAATCATCTACCATTGCTACAACAATTTCTCCATTCTGAGCAGTAGGACAGTGTTCCACAATAATCTGATCCCCTTCTAATATACCTGCATTAATCATGGAATCGCCTCTGACTTTTAGCATAAATGTATCTTCATTAGGCAGAAGATCTGAGGGAATGGGATAATAGTTTTCGATATTCTCTTCTGCATATATTGGCTGCCCCGCAGCCACAGTTCCCAGTATAGGGACATTCACAATTTCCCTGCGGGTGAGATAAAAACAGTCATCAATAATTTCTATAGTTCTTGGCTTTGACGGGTCTCTTCTTATGTATCCTTTTATTTCCAGGGCTTCCAAATGAGAATGAACGGAAGAGGTGGACTTTAAATGAACGGCCTCACAGATTTCTCTAACTGATGGAGGATAACCATTTTTTAAGATAGTTTCTTTGATATACTCTAAGATTTCATTTTGTCGATGTGTAATATCCATAATTAACCCAACCTTTCTTTTAGCTTATAATATCATAACCATACAAGAAAAACAAACGTTTGTTCGAATAAGCTGTACATATAAGTAAAATTGTAGTATTATTGTAGAAAAGGTAGGTGATTAAAATGATGGATACTATATCCAAAGATTTATTCAGAAAAGTTGTTAATGCTCAATATGATATGATGAGGACTTTTGTAGATTATGTGAAGTATGAAGATGAAATTGCTGATGGTTTGACAGGAATGGCATATATATTATTTGATGAAAACATTCCATTTTCTTTTGATGGGCAATGTATATCAGTGCCCCATTTTGGAATTAAGATATCTTCTGGAGAAAATGAAAAGTTATGTGCTGAAATGGAAAATGGAGAGAGATCCGAATGTTATCCAGTTGAGATATATAAGAAATATTTAGAAAAGAGTAAATAGCAATTTAAACAATAAGGCAGATAAAAGCACCGTAACAAATCTCTCACTCCGTGCAAACAAATACCTAGAGGATTACGTAAATAATGGCGAATTGCGTTTTGCCGTCGATGGCGGAACGCTGTATGTAAGTGTTGCCGGTGGAGTTTATCTTGGAAAGGTTACTCTTACACAGGTCAGTACGTAAATGTAATTTTTATGTAGAGAAAATAAGGAGGAAATAAAAATGGTATGTTTAATACTTAGGCAATCAAGTATAAAGGAAAGAAATCAGCCTTATCACACTATTTTTCATAGTGCAGAGCAAGCAAACAGAATTTGTAGTGATCTATCTGAAAAGCAAACAGATTTACGAGACGGAGAAGAATGGAAAGTGATAGGGTTGTATGAGGAATGATAATAATTAATGTGTCCACAAGAAAGGAAAACTTATGAAAGATATTAAAAATATTTTAATAGCGAAGTCAAAGGAGTGTTTAAAGAAATCCACAGAATTTAACTTATCAGATTCCGAGAGCCAAAAATACGTTGGGATGGCGTTAGGGTTTGATAAGGCTCTGTACCTAATTAAAACAAGTAAAGAACCAGACATTGATTTTGGTAGAAGCAAATAAAATAAAATTGCTATTTCAGAACAAATGTTCATGCTGGCTTCATTTCAAGATTCCCACATTTCCCACTCATAATATGTTATTATGATATCAGTGAAAAGTATATCAACGTGCGCTTGGCTTCGGCTAGGCGCATTTTTCGTGGGTGAATTTATGGAAAATAAAACTGATAAGTCTTTAAAGAATAAAAAAGAATCTATATGGAGAGACCGGAATTCCCAACATCCTGAGTGGAAGTGTTCCAGTGGAATGGTTTTTAAAACTAAGAAGGTGAAAAGCGGATGAATAGACGTAGCTTCGTAGATATCTGTAAAGGATCATTTGGGCGAAAGGTAGCTTATACTGGCGCTTCTATTATCACACCTGAAAATGTTTTAAAAGTAGTAGGTAAAGCAGTCTGCGTCTTGAACTATAACAGACCGTTCATTCGTTATCTCCATGATTATTACATGGGAGATCAGCCGATTTTATACCGAGAAAAAACGGTACGTCCGGAAATCAATAATAAGACGGTTGAGAATCATGCGTTGGAAATTGTCCGTTTTAAGGCTGGTCAGACATACGGAGAACCTATCCAATACGTAAGCCGTAAAAAAGATGATACCGTCAATAAAGCTGTTGACTCTCTTAATGATTACATGAGAGACGCCCATAAGCAGGCAAGGGACATTGAACTTGGAACATGGCAAAGTTCTGTAGGTACTGCTTATAAGGCAAGTTTAAAGGCGAGCAAAAATAGTCCTATTCCGTTTCGGATTCATATTCCAACTCCTCTGAATACAATAATTGTTTATTCACAGGAAGATGGACGGGATATGCTTTCCGTTCAACAGCTAAAAGATGAAAATGAGGAGCAATATTATCTTTGCTTTTCCGAAGATAAATACTTCATTATTAAGAATGGTAGGATTACAAAAACTGATTTCAATGGATTTGGAGGGATTCCAATAGCGGAATATCCAAATAACCCAGATCGCCTATCCGACATTGAGATTACCATTACTGCTTTGGATCAGATAAATAAAATGCAGTCAGACCGAATGAATGGCATTGAACAGTTTGTCCAGGCATTTATGCTTTTCAAGAACTGTGAAATTTCGAAAGATGAATTTATAGAGATGAGCCAATTAGGAGCAATTCAGGTGAAAGATTCGGGGCAAGCCAATAAGTCAGATGTAAAACTTATGACAGCTGAACTTGATCAGGGACAAACCCAGGTATCAAAAGATGATGTATACCGGCAAATTCTTGTTGTTGAGGGAATGCCAGATCGTCAACAAAATACCGGCGGTGACACTGGTCAGGCGGTGTATCTTAGAAATGGTTGGGATTTTGCGGAACAACGGGCCAAGCTTGATGAACCATTTATCATTGAAGCGGAAAAGAAGCATTGTCAAATTGTTTTGAACATCATCAAGCAGACAACAAATGACGTTCCTTTGACTGTAAGAGATTTTGATGTGAAGATTACTCGTAATTCCACAGACAACATGCTCGTCAAAGCCCAATCCTTAGATTACTTATTGAAGAACAAAGTAAATCCGCTAATTGCTTTAACCACTTGTGGTTTATTTGGAGATCCTGAAAAAGTATGGATAATGAGCAAACCCTACATGGATACCATATTTAAGACGCAAGAACAGTTAGATGTTGAAGCTGAAAAAGAAAGAGCATATGAATTGCTCAGAAGCCAATCGAATAATGCAACAGTTAAAACAGGAAAAGCTGAATAGCTTTTCTTTTTTAATTTTAAATTTGGAGTCATCCGTAAATGGCAAGATCCAGCAGGTGCGACCTGCGTAACCAAAAGCGTGGATAAAAGGAGGAAATTATTATGACTAGAGAACAGGCTAAAAAGAATTTAATTGCCCTTGGAGTTGCTGAACCGACCGATGATCAGGTTACGAACTACCTAAATCAGCATAACGGAGAAGTGAAAAAAATCCAAGACGATGCTGATAAATGGAAAGAAGAAGCTAAAAAGGCTGGGGACCTGCAGACAAAGCTTGATGAAATTGAACAGCAGAATCTTACAGAACTGGAAAAGGAAAAGAAAGCCAGGGAAACAGCTGAAAAAACAGCTGCTGACTTGCAAAAACAGCTTACACAGTCAGCTGTCTCAACTATTTTTGCAAAAGCGAATTTGTCTGGAGACGAATTTTCCGGAATGATGGCTGCATTATCTGCTTTAGATCTGGAAGCAGCAAAGACCAGTGCTGAAACATTTGTAGCCGGAATTTCTAAGCGTGATGAAGCAAACAAAACTCAGTGGCAGAAAGAAACTTTTGAAAATACACCGAATCCGGGCGCAGGAGATCCACCGGCAAATACGGACCTGGGCAAGAAGAGTGCTGCCGCCGAATATGCAAAACAGTATTCCCAGAATAAAAATCCGCAGCCGGTTGCGACACCTATTGTCGGTACTCAGCCGGGAACATTAATTTAAAGGAGGCTATGTTATGGCTTATATGAAAGTGATTCATGGAGAAACACTCCCTAACTTTTTGGAAAGTGCAGTTGGTCTTGTACAGAAAACTGAAATGGTTACCCAGACTATGGCGACTACCGTAGATACCAAAAAACTGATTTATGGTGGAACGGTATTACCGTCCAATGATGGGACTGCCACAGGTATTGTATTTGAAACCGTTGACATGACTGATGATGAGAAGCGTCCTGCCAGTGTAATTAAGGCCGGCAGAATCTATGGGAATAGATTAAAAAATGCATTGTCAGCCGCAGCAAAAACAGCTTTGGAAGCAAAAGGATTTGTTATTCTTGACGCTCCTGAAGTTGAATTTTAATTGGAGGTGCTAAGATGCCATTTAATGTATTGGACGCTATTAGCGTAGATGAAAGACTGAATTTCGCCCAGAACTTTGCAGTTGCAAGGCCGACTGTTCTGGATACCATTTTCCCAGATATTAAAACACAGCATTTTAAAGCGGAGTATTACCGATTAATGCAGGGGCAGAATCTGCCGACACCGGCATTTGTACATGCTCTGGATACCGAGGCGCATATCGGCACCCGTCCTACATTCGAGAAGGTGCTGACTGAAAAGCTCTTCATTAAAGAGAAAATCAATCAGTCAGAGCAGCTTCAGATGTACATTACCAACGGTGTACCTGATGATGACGGATTAATCAAGTGGGTATTCGATGATATGGGACGACTTTCTGAAAGTGTTGTTACCAGAA